ACCCGGAGACTCGGGGTTATTATCTGTATCTTACCCCTTGGCATATGAGGATATAAAGAAACACCTATCTCTTGATACAAAGTACCTAGAAGAATTTAACAATAAAGTAACAAGTGAAATATCAAAACATGCCTATGGTTCTGGTGGTGGTGGAAATGTAGACATTTATGTTGAAGCGGAGAAAGCAGTAAAGAATCTGCGTTCTATAAACTTTACAGGATCTGGTTTTGAAGTAACACCAGACGGAACAAAAGTAACTGTACATTCAACAAGTGGTGGATTTACATTTTCAGCAACACCACCCCCAAGCACATCAACACCCGGTCACAGATGGTTGGATAGTACATCGGGTATTCTTTACACCTATGTTGATGATGGTGACACAAAGCAGTGGGTGGATTTATCCGGTGGAGATACTCTACCAAATGCAATACAAGTTACAACTGCAACACATACAGTAAAACTTACAGATTATTATATTGGTGTAAATTATGATGGTGTTGCAACAATCACTCTACCTGCATCAGCACCAACAGGAAAAACTTTTGTAGTAAAAGACGAATCGGGTAATGCGGGAAAAGGATTTTACAGAAGAATAGTAGTAGTCGGTAGTGGTTCAGATAAAATAGACAACGAGGATTCCGCTGCAATAAACATTGACAATGGTTCCTTACAATTCATTTATAGAAACGGATGGAGAATCATATGAGTTACCTTTTTGATAATAAAGTTGGGTTTGTTGACAATGCTGTTGATGGTTTCAACAGATTAAAAGTATCACAACCATTTACTCTGTTTGATTCACAGCACCGTTATCAAGAGAATGATAAATGGGACACATTGACTGCAAGTGGTGGAACCAGTACATTTATCAATAGTGAAAGTGTTATTAATATGTCTGTAACTACTACATCAGGTTCCAAAGTTTACAGAGAAACAAAAAGAGTATTTGCTTATCAACCAGGAAAATCATTATTGGTTATTTCTACCTTTGCATTTGCAACACCAAAGGCAAACTTAAGACAAAGAGTTGGTTACTTTAGTTCAAATGCAGGAACACCTGTAAATGGTGTGTATCTTGAGCAAAATGGAACTCAACTCAAAGTGGCTATTGCATCACAATCTTTAGGAACCGATGATGCATTCACCGAAATAAATCAAAGTGACTGGAATACTGATAAGTTTGATGGAACTGGTCCATCTGGTAGAACTTTAGATGTCACAAAAGCGAATATTTTTTGGATGGATATTGAATGGTTAGGTGTAGGTGATGTTCGTTGTGGATTCTTTGTTGATGGAAAACCAGTGGTTGCACATGTGTTTCACAATGATAATTTAAATAGAACAACTTATATGACAACTGCATGTTTACCAATTAGACATGAAATAGAAAATACAGGAACAACATCTTCATCTTCAACTATGAAGAGTATTTGTTCATCTGTTATGTCTGAAGGTGGATATGAAGGATTTGCTAGAAGATATAATGTCACTAGAAATGGTTCTACTGGAACTACGCTTACTACTGCTGGCACTCAATATCCAATGATTGCTTTGCGTTTGAATTCAAATAGATTGGATAGTGTCATCATTCCATCAAATATTAGTGCAGTATTGGAAGAAACAGGCGCAAATAAACCAGATACAATTCAATATAGAATTTTATTAAATCCAACATTAACTGGTGGCTCTTGGTCAACTCACTATAATGGAAATGTTGATTACAATATCACTGCAACAGGAGTATCTGGTGGTACAGATATTATTGGTGGTTATATTAGTAGTAGTGGTTCTCTTAGTCTTTCTAGTATAAATGATTTCAATTTTCAATTAGGTAGAACACAAGCAGGTGTGTCTGACACATTTGTTTTGACTTTTACACCAATAAACTCCGGTGCTGTTTGTTTTGTTGATCTGTCTTGGTTCGAACTTATCTGAGGTAAAACATGCTAGACTTTCCAGCAAATCCAATATTAAATCAAGAATACACCTTTAATGAAATTACATGGGTATGGAATGGTTCTGCTTGGTACAAGAAACTTCAAATGGTTTCTTCAACACCATACATTATCAATCTAGACTTAAATACAAATAATGATTTGAATGCGACCTATTCTAATGGAATAACTGATCTTGTTGGTAATTTTACAACAAGTGTGGTTGGTTCTGTAGATGGTGGAACTTTCTAATCTAAATAGTTGACAAACTTAAAAGCGAAGGTATACTTTAGAACTTAAAGGAGAAAAAATATGCATTTACCAACTTACTATCAAGAGTTTATTCATCTTTCACGCTACAGCCGTTGGTTGGAAACCGAAGGTCGTAGAGAAACATGGGAAGAAACAGTTGATAGGTATTTCAATCATTTCGATAAGCACTTGAAGGAAAATACCATGTGTAAGTTAGATAAAGCAACAAGAGAGGAACTTCGTCAAGCAGTTCTAAATCTTGAAATTATGCCTTCAATGCGTGCTCTAATGACTGCAGGAGAAGCACTAGAGCGTGACAACACTGCTGGATATAATTGTTCATATGTCGCAGTTAACCGTGTCCGTGCTTTCGATGAGATATTGTATATTCTCATGTGCGGAACTGGTGTAGGCTTCTCCGTGGAGCGTCATTATGTCGATAAACTTCCTACAATCGCTGAGGAATTTACTGATTCAGATACAACAATCGTTGTCCAAGACAGCAAGGCTGGTTGGGCTAAAGCTTACAAGGAACTTGTCTCCCTACTCATTGGTGGTCAAATTCCAAGATGGGACTTATCTAAGATACGCCCTGCTGGTGCCCGACTCAAAACTTTCGGAGGTCGTGCGTCTGGTCCAAAGCCACTGGATGATCTGTTTAGGTTCAGTGTGGATACATTTAGAAGAGCAGCAGGAAGAAAACTCACCTCCATCGAATGCCACGATATCGTCTGTAAGATTGCGGAAGTTGTCGTGGTCGGAGGAGTCCGTAGATCGGCTCTTATCAGCCTTTCAAATCTTACCGATGAACGGATGCGTGATGCTAAGACTGGAGCATGGTGGGAGGCTAATCCTCAAAGAGCACTTGCGAATAATAGTGTAGTATACAAGGAGAAGCCAGAGATTGGTACATTCATGGAAGAATGGGTATCACTATACAAGAGTAAGAGCGGTGAACGCGGTATCTTCAATCGTGACGCTTGCCAAAAGACTGTAACAAAACTAGGTGATCGTCGTGATCCAAGTTATGAGTTTGGTACAAATCCTTGCTCAGAAATTATTCTTCGTGATCGTCAGTTCTGCAATCTAACAGAAGTAATTGTTCGACCAAACGATACACTAGAATCACTTGCTCGCAAGGTTAAACTTGCAGCAATTCTAGGTACATGGCAAGCATCGTTGTTGCATTTCCCATATCTTTCATCAGAGTGGAGAAAGAACTGCGAAGAGGAAGCACTTCTTGGTGTATCTCTTACTGGTATTCTTGATAATGCAATGATGCGTGATCAACACGGTCTTAAGGCAAACCTTGAAAATCTAAAGCAACATGCAGTTGATACGAATAAGGAATGGGCAAAGAAGTTGGGTATTAATGCTGCAGCAGCAATCACTTGCATCAAGCCAAGTGGTACTGTATCACAACTCACCGATGCTGCATCGGGTATCCATGCTCGTCATAATGAATATTATATTCGTACAGTTCGTGCAGATCGTAAGGATCCACTGTGTCAACTCATGATCGACAAAGGTTTCCCCCACGAACCTTGCGTCATGAAGCCAGACTCAGTTATGGTTTTCTCTTTCCCAATGAAAGCAGAGGGATCAGTTACTCGTAATGATATGAGTGCTATTGAGCATCTAGAACTTTGGTTAGCATATCAAAGACATTGGTGTGAACACAAGCCATCTATTACAGTAACTGTTCGTGAGCATGAATGGATGGAAGTTGGTGCATGGGTGTACAAACACTTTGACGAGATCAGTGGTATTTCGTTCTTACCACATTCAGATCACTCATATCGTCAAGCACCATATCAGGATATTACAAAGGAACACTATGAAGCATTCCTTGAGAAGATGCCAAAGAATGTTGAGTGGTCAGAACTTACCAAGTATGAAAAGGTTGATCAGACAGTAGGAACTCAAACCTTTGCATGTAGTGGTGATAAGTGTGAATTGGTGGATTTGACAAGTGGAGGATAATATGGGAATATATGTTGAAGAAAGACCTTGGGGCAAATTTGAAGTTCTTTATTCTGGTACTGATACAAAGGTAAAAAGAATAACAGTAAATCCAGGTCATAGATTGAGTTATCAATATCATCACAAGAGAAGTGAAAGATGGGTGGTGGTATCTGGTAATGGAATATTTACTTTAGATGACATTGCTGTGGATAATGTTACAACTGGTGATGTGTTAAATATTCCAGTTGGTGCAAAACACAGAATAGAAAATAATGGAACAGAACCTTTAGTTTTTGTTGAGGTTCAACTTGGTGAGTCTTTTGAAGAAAATGATATAGTTAGAATTGCAGATGATTATTCTAGATAATAAGGAGATATACAATGACTAGTACAACTATAGCAATAATTAATACCTCGTTTGCCTTTATGATTGCAGGATTATTTGGTTTTTTAGTAGTTAGATTTTTTCAAATGAGAAAAGAAATTGCAAGAAACGATCTTGATAGAGAAATGGATATGATCTATAGATCAATCGATGATCTTCGTTCCAATTTAAACAAAGATGTAGAAAGTTTAACAAATAAAATTGATAATGTACAAAATGATTTTTACACAGAAATGGATAGAAAATTTCGTTGTTTTTCAACTGCATTGAACGATGCTGATAGACGAATTGACGAAATTACAAATAATAATTTAAATAAAGAACCAACATTATATGATAATGTTCCTTGATTTAATAGATACTTGTGGTATAGTATAACTAAAGGAGATACACATGCTTAAGTACATTTTTACATCAATATTATCCCTCTCTCTTATTACATCTGCCAATTCGCAAGTTGCAGTAGCAGTCGGTGGTGGGTGGGGAGGAGTTGCAGTTGGTGTTGGTGGTTATGGTGGATATAGAGGCGCTTATGCATATTCTGGTGGGTATTATGGTGGTGCTGTAGCACCTGTCGGTGGGTGGTATCCATTTTATTATTCTAGTTCTTTTTATGCATCTCCTGTACCACAAGCAATTCCTATTGCTCAACCAGTTGGTCCGTATACAATGACTCCTTGCTATGTGCAGCCTGTAGTGGTTCAGCAGCCTGTAGTGGTTCAGCAACAAGTAGTGCAGCAACAAAAACCTGCATGTAATTGTAAAAAGTCATCAAATTAACTCCCGTGTAATCGGGAAACTTCAATCCAGTCCTTCGGGACTGGATTTTTTTTTTAATTTTTATTTCTAAAAGTGTGATAAATAATTATGTGAAAGGCAGACTACTGAAATTACTCAGTCTGATCCTTGCGACAAGTTCATCTTGCAACAATATCGGTGTCGATAAACAGGAAACCCCCCCACCACCGATAGTAGACATTCTGACACCTCCAAAAGAACCAAAGGAGTATGAAGGGTTCACAGTAATAGAAGAGGGTCAAGATCCCTATCGCTGCGTGGGGCAAGTATATGATAAAGATCATGTTATGGTGGGCAGTGCAGTTCAGATAACTGAGACTATCGTACTCACTGCAGGACATTGCATAGACGGAAACAATCTGATGTATTTCAGAGTTGGAGAAACTGACTATGTAATAAAAGAACAAATATTACATCCCAAATATAAATTAGGTGAAATAATTATAAATGATATTGGTATTTTAGTATTACAAGAAAAAACTTGTATTACTGAACTACCAGAAATTACCTATGATAAAAAAGATTTAACTCGTTACGAAGAACTAACAACAATAGGATTTTCACACTGCACCAAAAAGAAAAGTAAACCTGGCTCCTTTTATTATTTTGGTGTAGTGTTAGAAGATCCATTTGAATTTAAATTTAACTCCACAAAAGGAGCACATGTTTGGTTTGGTGATTCTGGTGGAGCAGTATTTGAAAACACTGGTAAATTATGTGGAATAATTTCATCTTTTAGATTACATGATCTAACTATTACAGAAATGTCTGCTACTCCTCTGTTTTATCATGAAAAATGGATAAAAGAAACTATTGAGGGGCACAAATGAATAGATTGCAGAAATTTTTGGTGTGTGCGTGTTCATTTTGTGTTGGTATCCTTCTGGCTAGACTATTAGGATTCTGATAAATACTTGCATGGTAATAGCAGGAATAGATTACTCACTTTGCGGTCCCGCCATCTGTGTTTTCGATGGTGATTCTTTTTCATATAACAAATGTTCATTTTATTATCTAACAGATATTAAAAAATATGCTGACACATTTAGTGGAAACATATTCGGTGAACGATTTATGGATTGGAACTCTGAACAAGAGAGATACAAAACAATAGCAGATTGGGCATTAGAGATTGTTATGGGATGCTCACATGTTGCATTAGAAGGTTATGCATACTCTGCAAGTGGAAGAGTATTCCATATAGCAGAAAATACTGGTTTATTAAAATATAAGATATATGAAATGGGATTACCTCTTACAATTATCCCACCAACTGAAATAAAGAAGTATGCAACTGGTAAAGGAAACGCAGACAAACAAATGATGTAT